AAGGATGACATGGCGCCCCGGGCCCACCCTCATCACCCCGACCCCGACGATGACCAGGTGGACCCGTGGGCGACCGACAGCAGCGGCTATGACCCTCACCACTTCTACGTGAGCTCGAGCGACGGCAATGGACGGACCAGCGCCATGCGGGTGAACGTGCCGCCGGCCATCCTCGCCGAGATGACGGCGATCGTGCAGAGCGGCCGGGTCGCCGAGTACAAGACCGTGCAGGCGATCGTGCGCGATGCGCTCGTGCACCGCATGCGCTTCCTCTCCAAGGCCCTGAAGGACCGGCGGATCGGCAATGCGGTGACCTGGGAGATGCACCAGGCCCAGATCGATCGGGTGAACGCCGAGATCGACAGCATCGACCGGTTCATGGCCAGCCTGGAGGAGGCGCTGAAGCGGGCCGCCAAGGCGCAGGACTGGGTGCTGCTGGAGGACCTGGTGCGGGACTACCAGGTGCAGATCGTGAAGATGCGCGAGCCGTACCGGCGCCAGGCGCTCGCCATGGTGGGCCTGTACCGGTCCATGTTGAGCCAGGAAGACTAGAAGACCAGGAGACCAGCCAGATGACGAACCTCCCGACCCCGCCACAGCAGCAGACCAAGATGACCCCGGCTGCGGCGCGCCTGCTGCTCGATATCCGCATGAGAGAGATCGAAGCCGCCCGGACGGCGGGGGGAGCCGCCCTGGGGGACCAGGGTGTCGGCGATGACGCAGCGCGAAGCGCCGCCGACCCGTCCGGCAACGGGGGAGGTGTGGGTACCGGTGGTCTGGCTGGCTCCGGTGCCCCGCCACCCCCCGCATCACCCTCCACGTTCCCGCAGCCGGCCGAGCTCGGGCTGCCGGGGTGGGCCGAGCAGTTCCGTGGCCACCAGATCGACGCCATCTGCGAGGCCGAGGAGGCCTATGCCCGCGGCGCCAAGGTCGTGTTCCTCGATGCGCCGACGGGGAGCGGCAAGTCGCTCATCGCCGAGGCGGTGCGGCTGCGCAGCCCGGGGTCACGCCGCGGGCTGTACGTCTGCACCACCAAGACCCTCCAGGACCAGATCATGGAGGCGTTCCCCAACGCGGTCGTGCTGAAGGGGAGGAGCAACTACCCCACCCAGCGTGGCTGGGTGGACGAGTGGGGCCAGCCCCTCGCCGAGCGGGGCCAGAGCCAGATGTTCAACGACGGCCCGGCGGACCAATCGGTGTCCTGCGCCGACTGCACCTGGACCAAGGCGAGCGGGTGCCGCTGGTGCGACGACCGCAACGTCTGCCCGTACCTGATGGCCCGCAAGGAGGCGATGATCGCCCCGCTCGCCGTGCTGAACACGGCGTACTGGTTGACCGCCACCAACTACGCCCAGATGTTCCGGGGGTCCTCGAACCTGGTGCTGGACGAGGCCGACCGGCTCGAGGACGAGCTCATGGGCCAGGTCGAGGTGAGCGTGAGCGAGAGGATGCTCAAGCGCCTGGGGATGGGGCGGCCCGAGAAGGTGACCGTGGCCGACAGCTGGGTGACCTGGATCGAGGACATGCTGCCGGCGCTGCAGGGGGAGTTGGCGACCCGGCCGTCCCGCAACACCTGCAGCCCCCGCGACCTTCGCTACACCAACACGCTGCTCGACAAGATCGACGCGCTGACCACCGTGAAGGACCAGATCCCCGAAGGCGGCTGGGTGTACGAGGACGGCCGCGGGGTCACGTTCAAGCCGGTGACGGTGGATGCCTGGGGCGCCAGCTGGCTGTGGCGGCACGCCAAGCGGTTCCTGGTCATGTCGGCCACGATCATCTCGGCCGAGCAGATGGCCGAGGACCTGGGCGTCCCCGACAACGTGGCCTGGGAGACCGTGAAGGTGCCGATGACCTTCCCCCGCAAGAACCGGCCCATCCACGTGGTCCCCGTCGCCGACATGACGTTCAAGAACAAGGCGCAGGCGTGGCCGACGATGGCCAAGGCGACGGCACGTGTGGTCGACCGGCACCCTCATGACCGTGTGTTGGTGCACGGGGTCAGCTACGAGCTCTGCGACAAGATCCGCCGCGAGATCAAGCGGGCCCACCCGCGCCGACCCGTGTTCGCCTACACCAACAGCCGCGGGCGCGACCAGGCCATCAAGCTGTACCGCGAGCAGCCGGGCAGCGTGCTGGTGGGCCCGAGCCTTGACCGTGGGGTCGACCTGCCCGGGGACCTGTGCCGGGTGCAGGTGATCTGCAAGGTGCCCTTCCCCAACCTGGGCGACCGGCAAATCTCCGCCCGGTTCCACCTGCCCAAGCAGGAGGGTGACGTGGTCGGCCCGGGCAAGCGCTGGTACGCCACCCAGACAGTGCGCACGCTGGTCCAGATGACGGGCCGCGGGGTCAGGAGCGAGACCGACCACGCCGAGACCTACATCCTTGATGCGCAGTTCGACCAGAACGTGCTCCAGCACAACCGCCGGCTGTTCCCGAAGTGGTGGATCCAGGCGCTGGACTGGAAGATCAAGGTGATCGACCTGGTGGGGGTGTGATGCTCGTCCTGGCGGCCATGTTCGCTGTCACTCTCTGCCTGGTGCTTGTGCCGATCAGCGGGCTGCGTGCACGTGGGTCCGCACCCGAACAGATTGACCGCGGGGTCAATCTGTTCCCCGGCCAGCTGGACGACGAGGACGTGCTCCGCTGCATGGTGGCCGGCCTGATCGAGGTGGGGCTCGAGGGACGCGACACCCTGGAGCGCAACCGGCTCCAGCGGATGCGGGCGGGGGCGATCACGGTCGACCAGCACGAGGATCCTCCGATGCTGGCCGAGGGGGCCGATCCTCGGCCAGTGCGGGCGCCCGGGGATCGGTTCCCTCAGCCCTACGGGGCCCTGGCCAACGCCACGCTCGCCTCCCGCTTGCCGCCCGAGGAGATCTCCAACCGGCTGACGGACATGGCGCGCAACGTCCACGACATCCACACCCTGGTCAACAGCGACATGACCGCCGCCCGCCATCCCGGCGTCGGGCCCGGGTGGCACGGACCGCCGGCCAACTACTGCGGCTACTGCCCACGGGAGGACGGCGGGGACTGCCACTACCCCAGCTGCTGCACGGTCGTCACTCGTAATGATTCCCATTCTCACTGAGCCGGGGATTTTCGACCACCCCCCTACCTTCCCTCACCCTCCGTGGTCATAATCCTTCCTTGACATACTCATAAACGGGGCGCATGATGCGTGTCTCCGTTCCAACAACAGAGAGGTGGTGATCCCATGACGTCCGACGTGGACGATGCCTGGGAGACTGACCAATCGTCCGGCCTGGTCGGACATTTCGTGGGGCGCACCAGCGCTTCGCACTTCGTCTCCAACGCCAAGTTCGACAAGGTGAACCTGGAGTGGGAGACCGAGTTCCTCGACAACCTCGAGGAGCCCGGGGTGGTGCCCGAGTTCATCACCAAGAACGACGGCGAGCTCCCCGTGCCCGTGCGCTTCGGCATCGGGACCGCCGACCGTTGGGAGGTCGAGGAGGGCGGTGCACGCATCGTCCGCGCCGACGGCAAGCCCAAGGTCCATGCGAGCTCGGAGTACGGCCGGCTGATCGACGCCGTGCTCGGCAAGCTGGACGGCTGGGGCGACTCGGCCGAGGCCAGCGACGGCACCGAGCTCACGGTCGACCTGACCACCGTCGCCGAGACGATCCGGGCCCGCGGCAACCCGCTCCAGTCCGACATCTGGGAGGGCCTGGTCTGGGAGTACCGCGAGGTCGTGTTCGACTACGGCGAGATCACCGACAAGGACGGCAAGAAGCGGTCCGGGAAGACGCGCCCCAAGGCCATGCCGGTGCGGTTCCTGGGGGTGGGCGACGACTACGCCCAGCCCGAGGGGGCCACCGAGGCGACGGGGAAGGTGGCCAAGGAGGCCAAGTCCGAGGCCAAGGAGGCCAAGCCGGCCGCCAAGCCCGCCGCCGCTGCCAAGACCCCGGAGCCCGAGCCCACGCCCGAGCCGGAGACCCCCGAGCCCGGGACCCCCGAGCCTGCCGCGTCAGCCAACGGCGACCGCGCCGTGCAGCTGCTCGACGGCATCGGTGCCGACGTCTCCCCCGAGATGCGGGCCGAGGTGCTCGAGGCACTCCACGCTGCCGACACCTACGAGGACTTCGTGGCCACCGTGCTGTCCATCCCGGACGCTGCGGGGGTCGACAGCCTCGTCACGCTGATCGGCAACGAGGACGCCGGCCTCTGGGCCGCCAAGACCTGAGCGGGCGCCGCTTGGGCACGTCGGTGGGGTCGGGGCGAGCCGCGTGCCGTCCCGGCCCCCCGACGCGTGAAGTGACCCCCCGGTAACGAGCGAGGAGCATCAGCCATGACGCGTGACGGCGGCGACGACCGGCGCAGTGCCTACTTCGAGGACATCATCGACGACGCCGGCATGCCCACGGGCAACAAGCGGATCGTGTTCCGGTGCTCCCAGTTCGGCAAGTGCGCCACCGACCTGATCCTGTTCCTGCGCGGCGAGCACACCGGCCTGCAGCCGGGCCCCCAGATGGAGGCGTGGTTCGAGGAGGGCAATGTCCTCGAGCCCGTGGTGCTGGAGCGGCTGGTGAAGCTGGGCTGGACGCTGGAGGGCCGTGGGCAGGAGGAGACCGAGCTCGTTGTCGGCCACAACATCCTGATCCGCCTGCACCCCGACGAGATCGGCAGCCATCCCGAGCACGGGCGGCGGGTCATCGAGGTGAAGTCGGCCAGCAAGGACCGGTTCCGCCTGGCCCGCCGCAAGGGGGTGGCGGCGCTGTTCCCCGAGTATTCGGTGCAGATGTCCGTGATGATGCGGAGATACGGCCTGCCGGGGATGTGGGTGGTGGTCGAGAAGGTGCGCGACGAGGAGACCAACGAGGTGACCGCCGGGGAGCTCCACTTCGAGTGGGTGGACACCATGCCGGTCGCCTTCACCTACCTGGTGAAGCGGGCCAACATGATCGCCAAGGCGGCCCGCAACCGGGAGCTCCCCGACTGCGAGAACCTGCGCCAGTACCCGTGCCCGTTCCACTACATGCGGCCCGAGGAGGAACGCGAGGATCCCGAGGCCGAGGTGGACGTCGAGCTCGACCTGCTGGCCGCCAGCTACGACAACCATCGTGAGGCCGAGACGCGCGCCAAGGCCGGCAAGGAGAAGGCGCGCAAGGGAATGATCGAGCGGCTGGACGGGGCCGACGAGCGCAACACGGCCGAGTGGACGGTCAGCTACAAGGCACCTGAAGGGAGCCTGAAGCTGGACGAGGACCTGTTGAAGGATGAGCTCGCCAAGGTGCTGGGGCGGGAGAAGGCCGGCCAGCTGATCCTGCGGGCCAGCAGGTTGACCGAGCCGAGTGCGCGCATCAACGTGGCCAAGAGGAAGACCTAGGACCAAGGAGGCAGTCATGGACCGGATGGACGTGGAGTTGGTGGAGTGCCCCGAGTGCGAGGCCGGCATCGCCGAACCGTGCAAGGGCAAGGGGACCATGGGCGGGTACCTGCAGCACACCGGGCGCGTGGCCGCCGCCACGCAGGCCCAGGCGGCAGTGGCCCAGATGGAGGAGACGGGGGAGGAGCCGGACTGATGGGCTACAACCACGAGGAGATCAAGCTGGAGCGGGTCACCGTCAGCTGCGACGTGCCCGACTGCGCCAACACCATGGTGCTGGAGCGGCATGACGGCGAGGACTACTACATCACCGACGACCACCTCAACCTGCACGGGTGGCGGCGGATGATCGCCGCCCACCTCTCCGGCCTGCCCTACGCCGCCGAGGACCAGGTCGAGGGTGTGACGCTCTGCCCCAGCCACGCCCGCGGGATGCTCGAGACCCACGGCATCCACCAGGCCGTGCTCATCGTCGCCGACGAGGCCTGAGCGCCGTGCCGACCCCCCCTCTCGACATCTTCGGCGACCCGCAGCAGGAGCGCATCCTGCTCTACGGGATGACCGGGTCGCGCAAGTCCTCCGCCTGGCTGCAGGTGGCGCTGTGGCACCAGCGGATGCAGAGCGACGCTCGCTTCCACGTCATCCACACCGACAACAGCCTGTCCAAGCTGATGGGCGGGTCACGGTTCGGCAGCCTGCGCAACGTCGTGAAGTACGACGTGGACAACATGCAGGAGTACCTCGATGCCGGCTCCAAGATCCACGACGCCGTCCGGCCGCATGACTTCTTCGTCGTGGACCTGATCGACGATGCGTGGATGGCTGCGCAGGATGAGTACTCCGACATCGTGGAGGGCGAGAACCTCGACAAGCTGTGGCTGACCCAGAGGGCGGCCGGCAGCGACAGGTACCCCATCGAGGGCTGGAACTGGGGCGTGATCAAGAAGCGCTACGGGAGGCTGGCCACCCGTCGCATCGAGAAGGCCAACTGCCACGTCATCGCCTGCGCACGAACGGGCCAGGTGCGCGAGGCCAGCGGCGGCAACTCCGGAGACGATCAGGCCATCAAGGACTGGTTCCAGAGCACCGGTGGGGTCAAGCCGGGCGGCGAGAAGAACGACCCGTACCGCTTCCACACCATCATCTTCTTGACGGTGAAGCGGGACGTGGCGAAGATGCAGATTATGAAGGACCGGGAGAGGGAGTTGGGGAAGTTCGAGTACACGGACTTCTTCCGGGACTACATGGTCGGCCGGGCCGGCTGGACGCTGACGTGATGGCCAAGCCCACGGGTGACTTCGTAGACCAGCTGGGTGCGGCGTCGATCGAGGCCAAGGAGGTGCTGGCCGAGCTCCGGTCCGAGCTCAAGGAGGCCCGGCGGGTGCGACGCGAGCTCGAGGAGGCGGCGGAGAAGGTGGTGCAGAGCCTCATCGACGAGGCCGTGCGGGACCGGCTGGGCCCCGAGATCGACAGGATGGCCACCCAGGTCCAGCAGCACGTGCACATAACCAAGGAGACCGTGACTCAGACGATCAATGAAGCGGTCAACACCTGCGTGTTCGGCAACAAGCAGGGCCACGGCGTCAACATCTTCGAGGCGCTGCGGGACAAGGCCGACGAGTGGGTCAGCCGGGACATGGCCATCCAGGCCATCAACCGGGAGAGGAAGCACGACGGTGGCTAAGCCGAAGAAGGCGCGGCTGCCGGCCACCAAGCGGACCAAGGGTGCGCCGAAGGGCCAGCACCACGACAAGGCGACGTGGGAGGAGCTCCAGATCCCACCCACCAGCAGCAATGCGCACGTGCAGTGCCCGCGGTCGACGGGGTGCGGATGCTGGTCCGACGGCCAGTTCGACCCGCTGTGCCCCTGCAAGTGCCACGAGGGCTACCGGATCCTGCACCGGATGCCTCTCATCACACAACAACGAAGTGGGAGTGGATGACATGCGAATCAACGTGTACGCCGAGGAGATCACCGGCGAGACCGAGCTCGTCACCAAGACGGTGACCGACGAGAAGTTCGGGGAACGCACCTTCTACGGCGTGCGCTTCTTCCTCGCCTCGCCGCCCGAGCTCCACAGCGACCCCGCTGACGACGACCGCAGCGCCATCACGCTGTGGGTGCCGTGGACACGCAAGGGCGGGCACAACCCGCTGCCGATGTACCGGACGCTGATGGACATGATCGGGTGGCTGAACGAGGTGCCGACCGGCCAGGAAGGTGGATGACATGGGAGTCGAGAACAAGCAGATCGTGACCTGCGAGCGGTGCGGGACGCGGACCGAGCACCCTCTCGAGGGGGAGATCGACGAGCACTACTTCCGCGTGCACATCGAGGCGGCGTTCGTGGACCGGCCGGGCCCACCCGAAACTCCGGCGCTCGTGTGCGGGGCGTGCCGCGATGAGGTCCAGAAGGTGCTCGGCCCCCAGAACACCGAGGCCGAGCGGGCGCGCTACCCGGGGCGGGCACTCGACATGCAGACCGGGCCCGAGAACGACGGCGGCCAGAAGCAGGCGCCCATGCGGACCAGCTACACCGACAGCCGCGGCCAGAATGCCTGAGCTCCGGCGTCTCAACCTGGGCTGCGGGTCCGCCATCCTGGAGGGCTTCGAGAACATCGACCGCCACCCGGGCCCGGGGATCGACGTGGCCACCAACCTCGACGACAGCCACGCTGTGCACCTCCCCTACGGCGAGGACAGCGTCGACTTCGTCTTCGCCAGCCACCTGATCGAGCACATCCGCTACCCGCTGGTGCTGATGGAGGAGCTCTACCGCGTGGCCAAGCCGACCTGTGAGGCGGTGTTCCGCTGCCCCTACGGCTCGACCGACGACGCATGGGAGGACCCGACCCACGTGCGGCCCATGTTCCATGGGTCCTGGGGATACTTCGGCCAGCCCCACTACTGGAACAAGGACTACCTGTACACGGGCGACTGGCAGGCGACGCGCATCCAGCTGGTGGTGCGGGCCGATGCGGTCAAGGCCGACACGGTGCGGCGGGCCGGGCTGGGGGAGGAGGCAGCGATGAACCAGATCGGCCTGCTGATCACCCAGGCCCGCAACATCGTGGCCGAGATGATCGTCACCATGCGGGTCTGCAAGCCGGCCCGGGAACGACACCGCGATCTGCAGGAGCGGCCCAACATCGTGTTCGAGCTCCCCGAGGTCGAGCCCGAGGCGCCGCCCAAGCCGGAGCTCTGGGTGCCGGAGGGGTCCAGTGGCATCGTTCTCTGATGACCTCGACACCGCCACCTGCATGCGCCATGCGGAGAACCAGGCGGTGCATGCCAATGCGCTCACCATCGACAAGTTGGGCGCCCACCACCCCGACGTCTATGCGATGACCAGCATCGCGCTCAGCCTGGTGGCGATCAGCAGGACCCTGGTGGAGATCCTCGACGGGATCAACACCCTTATGAGAGAGGAAGACATCCCCGATGCCCCGACCGAATGATGAGGCGTGGGAGACCGAAGCCGAGATGGCCGCAGCCAAGAAGAAGACGGCCAGGGTCGCAAAGGCCGCAGCCAAGAGGGCCGCGGCCCGGGAGCCCCAGGCTGACGACACTCCCGCTGCCCCCACCCGCAAGAAGTGCCGGGCCTGCAACAAGACCAAGGCCGTGTCCCAGTTCTACCGGTCGGTCAAGGCGGCCGACGGGCTGCAGAGCTACTGCAAGCCATGCTCGAAGGAGAAGTCGGTCGAGGCGCGCCGGCAGCGCGAGATGCGCGAGGCGCGGACCCGCGAGATGGAGGAGCACGGGCAGAGGATCGTGCCGGCGGGCACGCTGACCGACGAGCAGATCAACACGGGCTCGGGGAAGCTGCGGAACATCGTCACCGTCCCCGTCCCAGCGAGCGAGGACCTGTCGATCGACGAGGCCGCCGAGGAGCCCGAGGACGCCGACATCCCCGTCGACGGTGTCACCGCGGCCAACGAGCTCGCCCTGTCCGTGCTGGTCCGCCACCACGTGGACGAGTACTGGAGGCTGCTCGACCTGGCCGAGCGCGGCGAGCTCGTCAACCCCGACCTCGCCAACGCTCCCGCCGACTACGCCGCTTTCGCTCCCGAGATCTGACCCCCGATGGGTGGCAAGGACAAGCTGAACACCGGGATGCTGGTGTCGCCGGCAGAACGGTGGGCACCGATCACAGCACTCGGCCTCACCTCCTCCCTCCCGGAGCGGTTCGGGGTCGACGTGCTGTGGTCGGCGCCGCTGCATGGGCTGTGCGGGGTGCAGCGCAAGGCGTTCCCCGCCGACTTCCTCGCCAGCAAGTCCGACGGGCGGCTGCAGCGCGAGGCCGGGCAGTCGTCGCGCCTGGGACTGCGGCTGCTGGTGATCGAAGGCCGGCCCCGCTGGTCATCCGAGGGCGAGCTCATCCTCATCAACCACGGCCCCCACTGGACCCGCAGCCAGATGGACCGGTACCTGTTCTCCGCCCAGGCCAAGGGGTTCTGGATCAGCTGGAGCGACGACCCGACCGGGACGGCAGCAGTGGTGCGGGACCTGTACGCCTGGTCGATGAAGGCCAGCCACCACAGCCTCGACGGCCGGCCGGCCATGCCCCGCGACGCCTGGGGCACCGTCGATAACGCCGACTACGCCTGCTACGTGCTGAGCAGTCTCCCGGACGTCGGGGTGACGCTGGCCAACAGGATCCTCGAGCATTTCGGCGGGCCACCGTTCGGATGGTCGATCACCCAGGACCAGCTGCAGGAGGTCCACGGGATCGGCAAGGTCAAAGCCGCCCGGATCTACCGGGCGCTGACAGGAGGTGCGTCATGACGTTCGAGCGGATCAGGAGATGGGCAGAGCGGGAGCCGGTGTACCTCGACAACCTGGACCGGCCACGGATGGACAGCGTCATCTCGCCAGTCCATCCGGTCCAGCCGGCCCGGCCGGTCCAGCGGATCCTGGAGCACCACGCCATCACGGGCTATGCGCAGTGCGACTTCGCCTTCGGCGGGCACTGGTGCATGCTGGAGCCGGAACACGGGGTCGCTCACAAGTGCGCCTGCGGGGCTGACGGTGTGGAGATCCGGTGACGTGGCGATGGAGAGCCCGCGCCTGGCTGGCCGTGATGCTGGAGGACCTGGCCCAACGGCTGGCGCCGGACATCCCCCCGACGGTCCGGCCGGCGATGAGCGAGGAGGAGTACCTGAAGGTGTGGGGGCCGGAGGAGGAGCCGTTCGAGGTGGCCGTGTCGGTCGAGGGACTGGGCGAGCCGGTCGTCAGGGGCCCCTTCGACTTCACCCTCACGATCGAACCCAGCGGGGAGGACGAGCCGGACTTCACGTTCTACATCCCCTTCGACAGCAGGTGGGAGCCCGAGGATGACCACTGACCCCGGGCTCCAGCCGCCCTGTCCCGAAGTCGGCCTCGGCTGGCATGTCGGCGGGGTCATCACGCGCTACGAGCTCGAGACGATCGCCTCCCGCAGCGACTTCCACCCCGGCTACAGCACCTGGGAGGTGGTGCTTTACCACGTGCTGTTCCACTGCGCCTACTACGGGGTGGTGGCGACAGGCGAGTTCTCCTGCGGGCCGCCGCCCGATGGCGAGGGGAGGAAGTTCGCCTGGGTCCTGGACCTCGGGCCCATGTACTCCAAGGAGCGGTGGCTGCGGGCGCGGGACGAGCTCCGTGGATAACTTCGCCCTGCTGCGGGCGACGTTCGGGGACATCGCTGTCTATGAGGCCCGGCTCGCCCCCGTCACCGAGCACACGCGCCAGCGGGCCCTGGCCGTCTTCGCCAGCACGCGCTCCGCCATCGTCAACTGCGAGGACTGCCCGCTGTCCCGACGCCAGACCCCAGTGCCGTTCCGGGGCCCGCCCAACGCCCAGTGGGCGATCATGGGCGAGGCCCCGGGGACGCGCGAGCAGTGGCAGCAGCGCCCGTTCGTGGGCCCGGCGGGGAAGCGGCTGGCCAAGATGCTGGCGGCGGCCGGGCTGATGGAGAGCCGGGGCCTATTCATGAATACGGTCAGCTGTGCGCCGGGCGGAGCACCGGAGCGGGCAGCGATCGCTGCCTGCGCCCACCACCGCCACGCCCAGCTGCAGGTGGCCAACACGCCGTATGTGATCCTGGCCGGGCAGGTGGCGCTGAACACGGTGCGGCGGGACCTGTCGATCACACGGGCCCGCGGGGCGTTCATCTTCGACCGCGGCGTGGCCTGGTTCCCCATCCTCCACCCGGCGTACATCATCCGGTCAGGCGATGACCACGACGAAGAGCTCACCGTCGATGACCTCACCAACTTCCGCAGCGTGGTGACGGGCGAGGCGCCACCGACGATGTGGATGCAGCAGCGCTGTCCGTGCGGGAGCTACGAGACCCCCTGCGGCCCGGACGAGAACGGGATCAGCTACTGCAGCGAGCGCCACCAGCGCGCAAAGATGCGCGGCGTGGATTGACACGACAGATACAGTGTCAATTGCCACCTCTTGGAGCGAGAGTGGTCTGCGGCCCGGGCTTTGGGATGAGGCCCGGGCCGCGACGCGTCAGCAGCCAGTGGTCAGGCAGCCTCTCGTGAAGTAGTGCGGCCGATCTGGGGGACGACGCCCGAGCCGGTGGCCACATTGACGCCACCGCGGCTCTCGGTCAGCGGGTTCCAGACCCCCATGTAGGCGACGATGGCGGTCACCAGGGTGAGGAGGTAGTCCACCAGGAACTCGACGGACAAGATGGCGGAGCCGTCGGCCTGGACCTGCTCGGAGATCCCGACGGCCAGGAGGGTGAGGGCGCCGGCCACGACCACCTTCACCCAGCCCGGGTTGGTGGCCCGCTGGAAGAAGGCGATGCCGAGCGGGAGGACCATGCCCAGCAGCAGCTGGACGGCGAGGTTGTTGAGGGTGAGGGTGGCGCCGGCTGGCGAGTTGGGCTCGGCGTCACCGGTCTGGGCGAGCGCCGGGCCCGCCCAGAAGATGACGAGCCCGGCGGCCAACAGCGCGCCGAGGATGCACTTGCGCATGACTAGCTCCTTGGGTCGGTCACGCCGATCGGACCTTGGCGGACTCGGCAGCAGCGGCGAGATCCTCCTCGGTGATCGGCGGAGCAGAGGGCATATACCAACGGGGGTTGTTGGGGACGGTGACCATGGGCAACGACCAGCAGAGCGCCTCGTTGAAGACCTTGTGGTGCTCCTTCACCAGCGCCCAGCACGCCAGCTGCACCCGAATGTTGACCTCCTCGACCGCCACCACCTGCACGGCGCCGTTGGGCGGGTTGTGCACGATCTCGGGGGGCCGCAGCGGGTCGGTCCACTCGCGGTTCTGGATGGTCTTGCCCTCGGCGGTGATGTCGAAGCTGGACTCGATCACCGGGTATCCGACGATGAACACCAGGCCAACCGAGTGACGCTCGGTGAGGTTGCGGGAGGGCTTCATGGGCATGGTCTCCTAGGTGTCGACGCCGTCGTCGAACACGCGGAGGAACCGGGTGTTGTCGGCTTGGGCGATAGGCGTGATCGTACCGGAGGAGGCTGCGCTGTTACCGACAGCGAGGGTGGCCGAAGCATCGTCAGCCGCCTGGCGCCAGGTGACGGTGGAGTCGACGAGGACCGACGTGGACGGCGGGCCCATCCACAGCACGCCCTTCTGCACGCCGTCATAGAGCAGGGTGAGGAAGTAGAAGCCGGCAGTGGCCGCCGGGACGAACTGGCCATGGACGTGAACGGAGACGAAGCGGTTGCCGCCCTTCAGGGCGACGGTCACCGTCATGTCCGCCGACGTGCCACCGGCGGCGATCGCTGCGCCGTCCGAATCCTCCTCGAACCAGCCGCCCTTGATCGTCCCGCGCGCCCCGCGGATGGAATGGCGGTGCGGAGTCCCGACGTCGACCGTGGCCCCGGTCAGGCTGGGGTCGACGTTGGTCACTGGAAGGCGGTGTCGATGGCGTCGGCGGCCTCGTACTGGGCGAACCAGCTGAACCCGTCGTTGGTGGACCCGTTCCAGGTGAAGGGGATCGTGTTGTTCCAGCCGCCGGTGCCAGCGGTGGCGAACAGGGAGATGCGGTTGAAGTCGACATCGGGGGACCCGGGGTCGCCGGCCCGAATGATGCCGACCGACGCATACGTCCCGCCGGCTGGGAGGTCGAAGCCGCGTGCCGCGCCATGGAAGTAGAACTGCTCGGGCATCGTGGCGGAGAGATCGGCGGCAACCACGGGCAGCCCCACGCCGATGGCGGAACTGCTCGTGGTCGCTCCCGGGTCGACGAACCGGAAGAAGCCGTTGACGACGACGAGCCGGCCCATGCGGGTGTAGCGGGCGATGTTGATGCCGGCGCCCTCATCGCAGTTGAACAGAGCCGGGGTGTAGTCGACACCCGGGCCGGCAACCGAGATGACTTCCCAGGCGGTGTTGGCGGCGTTGCGGATGAGCAGGACGCGCTTGGTGGTCTGGAACCACAGGCGGTTGGCGCCGGCACCGGCGCCCGGGTCGCCGGCCTGGAGGATGACCGGGGAGAAGCCGGCGGCGTAGTGGGAGATCGTGTCGAGCGCCGCGGCTGCGATCTTGGCCGAGATGACCGAGGCGGTCCCGAGCACCGAGGCGGGGTGGGCGGCGGCATTGTGGTCGACGACCCGCAGGTACTGGCTGTGGTCATGACGGGACGTGTCGTAGATGTGGGCATTGGCCTCGTCGTACTCGAGCGCCGACCCGCTGTGGATGACGACGGCACTGGAGTCGTGCGGGGAGGGCGAGGTGCCGTCGAAGCCGCGGCCCGAGGCGGCGACGACGATCGCCGAGCCCGAGCGTGAGTCGCAGCGGATCGTCTCCTCGTTGACCTTGCCAGGGTCGACGGTGAGGATGAAGTCGTTGACCGCGCCGGTCGGCCAGTTGGCCGGGTTGGCGAGGTTGAAGCCGACGGCCGAGGCGTCGATGCCGGACTGCAGAGCCGTGGCCAGAGCTCCACCCTGGTGCTCGAAACGGGGCATGTCAGGACTCCTTGGTGATCATGCGGACCCGGACCTTGGGCTCGAGCCAGAAGCCGTGGTCGGTATGGCGAGCCTGCATCCAGGCCGTCACGTCGCCTTCGTCGATGCCCACGTTGTCGACCCGGACCAGTTCGGTGGTGGACCCCTCCTGGTAGGTGATCCAGGTGGTCGAGTTGCGCAGGTTCTGCAGGTACTGGAACTCCTGGAGCGGATGCTGGTGCTGCTTGGCGTTCTTGAGGTCCTCGATGTTGGTCTGCAGCAACAGGCACACCGAGATCTCCTCGGAGCGCTTGGGAAACACCATGGCCCACAGCTGCCAGAACCGGATGCAGGGGGCATGCGTGTTGTCCTGGGCGGTCGAGATGAAGCGGAGCTCGGCGCGGTCGTCACGCACGGTGACATCGGAGAACTCGTGGTGCGTGCCGCCCGACCCGGTCGAGGCGCCGAGCGCCGTGCCGACGCCGTTGCTGGTCGTGGCGAGGACCGCGATCTGGCCGGTGATCGGATCGGTGCCCACGGTGACGCCCGAGAAGATCTTGTCGTGCAGGGTGCCGAAGCGGATCCAGCCGGTGTCGAGGGTGAACTCGGGGACGTAGGAGTGTGAGGCACGGAACAGGCCGAGACCAGCCACCGCGAAGATGGGGAACGGGGCCGCGGTAGGGGTGTCGCCCGGGATGACGCCGACGGCGGCGACGATGCCCTGGACCGCCGCGTTGGAGGTGACGACCGACGTGCCGAGGAACGACCACACCTTGGCCTTGGCGTCGGTGAAGGTGTTGGGGGTGGTGGTGAGCCCCATGAGGTGGCGGGCCCCGATGAGGCTCGGGTTGGCGACCACCACGGCGTTGACGCCGGGGATCCCGGAGAAGTAGCCGGCGTGGCGGACCGAGCCGATGGCCGGCTCGGTGAGGCTGCCGTTGATGCCGACCCTGAGCGGGGCGCCCGTGGCCACGAAGACCGACGTGACGCCGGCCGTGGTGACCGGGGCTCCCAGGTTCGTCCAGATGACACCGTCGGCCGAGGTCTGGAAGGTGACGGTGCGCCCGGCCGCCCCGTTGTCGACGTCGATCCAGGCCCGGGCATAGCCGAAGGCGCCGTTAGCGAAGCCGACAGCTGACGCGGAGGTGGCGGAGAGCTCGGTGGTCCCGTTCGGTGACCAGGTGAAGATGAGGTTGCCGGTGGCGTTGATGGTCAGCTTGGCCTGGCGCTGGCCCGAGGCGCCGTACTTGGAGACCAGGGTCTGCACGCCGGAGGACCAGTCGGTGAGCGCCCCCGCGAACCAGAAGCCCTGATCGCCGGTGAGGGCGAAGTCGGCATGGTGCGGGGTGGTGAGACCCGATGCGGCGAGCAGGTTGACCGACCCGCCGACCGCCATGAGGTCCGACGCATAGGCGGGGATGATCGTGAGCTCGGAGGTGTTGGTGGCCAGGTCGGCGCGTCCGAGCCCGGTGGACAGCTGGTCGAAGTTGCTCCAGGAGAACCACAGGTACCGGGCCAGGGCGTCGATGCAGGTGACCCCGCCCGCGACCTCGATGGCCTCCAGGGTCTCGAGGGAACCGGCCTCCGACGCGATGGCCAGGCGCAGGCCGACCGACGTGCCGATCGCCATGATCGTCCGGTAGAAGAACATGCAGTTGATGGTCTCCGACGCCTGCACCCCACCGGCCCAGCGCATGGGCAGCAGTCCGCCCGTGTTCTCGTCGAGCAGCGTGGCATAGGTCTCGCCGTTGCCGTTGATGTTGAGGGCGGCGAAGATGGCCTTGGGGGAGCCGGCGATCGCCGTCCAGCGGGCGCCGGTGCGCGTGTCGGCACGGAGGTCGATCCCGCCGGCCTTCGCACCGGTCGAGTCGATCTCGTACAGGGCCGCGGCCGTGGCTGCGATCAGCCGCCCGTTGACGTACTCGACGAGGTGGGGCTGGAGGACCCCGAAGGCGGCCAGGACCGTGGTGCCGTTGGGCGTGCGCTCCAGCCCGAAGCCCTCGCAGGCCACGTAGACGAAGGCGCCGTCGGTGGCCATGTCGGTGACCGGCCCGAGGGTCGTGTCGGTGGCGAGCGCCATGAGGTTGCCGTTGCGCCAGTCGGCGAGCGTGGCACAGATGATGCGGGACCCGTAGGCGACGTAGATGTGGGTGCCGGTGTTGAGCACCTGCCAGTTGCTGGCCGTGTCGGAGACCACCTGCTCGACGGTGCGGTGGTGGCACAGGGCCCGCTCGGTGTCGAAGGGGTTGGCACCCTTGCTGGCCCGCCAGCGCCGGCGCGAGGAGTCGCCCTTCTCGTCGAAGAAGTCTTGGCCGGCACCGAGATCCCAGCGCTGCTGGGACCGCGGCCAGGGGCCCTCACGGTTGAGCGTCTGCTCGCCGGGCTCGTCGGACTGGTCGATCGGCTCCGAGGTCACCGGCAGCATCCGGCGCGAGTAGAGGCGCAGATCCTGCATGTAGGGGTGACCGTTGATCGCGCAAGGAAACTGCTTGGGCACGATCGAGGAGGTGGCGCCGCCCTCATAGAACGGGAAGTGCATCCCCGTGTGCATGGACATGACGGCAGCCATGTTGTTACTTCCAGCGCATGGGGTAGAGGGAGCGCAGACGCTTGACTTCGCGGTTGATGGCCCCCTCGGCCCGCTGGCGCCAGTACTCGCCGGCCGACATAGTGACGCCCGTGCGGACGTCGGCGGCCTGGCGGGGATCAGGCTGCGCCTCGGTCTGCAGGCGCTGGTTCTCGCGCGGGGTCAGCAGACGGGCAGCGGCGCCGAAGCGGAAGATGTCGAGTTGGGAGTCGGGGATGTCGAGCGAAGCGAAGGTGGTGTCGAGGTCGATGGTGGCCGAGGAGGGGATGGGCTTGCGGCCGTAGGTGAGGCGGACCTGGCCGTTGAGGTTGTGGTTCATGACGTAGATGTTCCCGGAGGGGAAGTTCGGGTCGCCGGCCCCGGCGCCGAGCATGAGCCGCGAGCCGCGGTAGCCGACCTTGGTCCAGGTGCCCCCGGTGCGGCGCATGTCCTCCTCGAGGATGAACATGAAGTCCGCCGAGACCGGAGCGTCGGTCGACCGGGAGGTGGGCCCAACCGACATGAGGATGGACTCGGGGACGAAGATCTCCTCGGGCAGGGCCATGGCCTCATCGACGATGGCATCGAGGATCTCGGCGGGGAACCAACGCCAGTCGACGTAGATGGTGTCCCCGGCGGCATGGGAGGTGGCCTCGGTGCCGATCGCCCCACGCATGACCGAGGGGCTGTTCGACCCGTCGATGTGGCTGGTGACGTGCATGACCTCGGTGCCGATGCCGAGGTAGGAGTTGCGCGTCATATGGTCGTCATGGTCGACCGAGAGGGTCTCGTCAAGATCGTCGATGCTCGTCACCAGCATGGCCATGGGCTGGCGCTGGGACCCGGTGAGGTCCCGGCTGATGCGCAGGACGAGATCGCCGACGGTGTCGATGGAGGTCATGTCGCCCCCGGGGAGATGGAAGTGTCGACGGCACGGAGCCGACCCAGCCAGGTCTTGCGCACGCCGTCCTCGCCGAAGGTGGCCTCCTGGGCGAGGTAGTCGCGGTGGGAGACCTCATCGACGACCAGGTTCTTGAGGTGGCCCAACAGGATGCCGGTGTGGCACCAGATCGGGACGGCCATGCTGCGGGCCCGCAGGCAGAAGGTGACGTCCTCGCCGGTGTTGCCGGCGGTCTCGGCGAACCAGGGCATCCCGGTGGCGCGGTAGTTGTCCGCCATGTCGATGAGCACGTGACGGTGGACCAGCATGAAGCCGGCGCCCACGACGTCGACCTCGATGACGCTCCCCCACTCGCCGGGGTTGTGGACGCCGCGGACGGCCTTCATGCCATGGTCAGAGGTGACCTTGTACGCCTGCGGGACGATCACGCCCGTCGGCCCGCCGCCGAAGTACAGACCCGAGACGAATGGGCGCTCGTCGGGCTCGGCCACCTCGATCAGCTGCTCAACGTGCTCGGGGGTGAACAGGATGTCGTCGTCGAGCATCAGCAGCCAGGGGGGTCGCTCCGGGTGGGCGAGGAACTGCTCGACGATCATGTTGCGCGCCGCCGCGATGCGGGGGGACGAGGCCAGCGAGATGACGTCGCGGATGTGGCGATCACGGGTGGACGACATGAGCAGATTCGTCCAGCACGCCACGAACTGGGGCGGGGGCCCGTGGCGGGCCGACATGCAGAACCCGATGACGACGTCCTGGGTCACGTCCTGGCTCATCGGCGCACCAGCACCACGATCGCCATGACCACCAGCACAAACACGACGAGGTACAGCATGGTCGGATGCTACGCCGCCAGGCCCTCGCGGTTGAGGAAGGCCAGGACCGGGCGGGCGTAGGCGTCACGGTGGCCGAGGTCGGAGAGGTGGATGGGGTCGGTGCCGGCCGGGCCCGGATTAGCCGAGTCACCCCAGTAGCTGAGGTTGTTCCAGTACGACCAGCTGCGCCGGCCATAGGCCCACAGGTTGATCTCGGCGGCCCCGACGACCCGGGCCCAGTCCTGCGCCATGACCGTCGCCTCGTTCCAGTCCCGGGAGTACTGGGAGAAGGCGGCCAGCACGTCGAGGTTGCCGACGTGCTCGGTGATGTAGACCATGTCGGGGGGCACGGCCAGCGACAGCCCGGCCTTGTTGGACTGGGCCCAGATGTGGTCGAGCCCGGTCTGCATGTCGAGCGCCCAGTTGGCCGGCGGGTCGACGAGGATCTCGTTGGGGGTCAGGGCATAGATCAGCAGGTCGAAGGGGCCCGTGGCGTTGAGGGTCCGGGCGATCGTCGTGTTGTCGGTGGTGTCGGTGGCCGAGAGCAGGGCGACAGGGGTGGACATGTCGCGCACGTTCTGGCCCGAGATCGAGAGGTTGTGGACCAGCAGGCCGGTCGTGTTCTCGCCGGAGACCCCGTAGAGCCGGCCATCGCCGGTCTGGGTGATGACGACGGTGTGGTTGCCTTCCTGGCCGGCGCCGCGGTCCACGGTCACGGTGCGCATGGCGGCCGCCTGGTTGAAGTTCAGGGCGGTCTGGGCCTGGCCGTCGATCGTCCACGCCCAGCTGCCCCAGGTGGGGTTGGACTTGAAGAAGACGCGGATGACACGGCCCCGGACGATGAAGGTCTGAGTGGCGCCCGGAGTGCCCGGGACGGTGGGCCGGACCGACCGCTTGGTGACCCCGCCCTCGTTGTCGACGTCGGTCCAGGCGCCGGTGGGAGTGGTGACCGCACCGCCGGCCGGGGGCGGGGACTGGGCGTGGCCCGGGCAGATGATGCCGCTGCCCCCGTCGCCGTAACGGGACTGCAGGTCGGTGCGGATCAGGCCGCCGGCACCGGCGCGGTACTTGTCCGAGGCGTAGTCGCCCACGGCGAGAGAGGCGGCGACGAGGCCCACCTTGACCAGACGGGACGTGCTGGCCAGGCGGGCCGGGTACCAGGTGGCGCCCCACAGCGGCGGGGCGACGATGCCGAAGCTGGTCTGGTCGTACTCCTCACGCTCGACCTCGAACCAGACGGCCCCGTTCCACTCGAAGACCTTCTCGACGTCGAGCGCGTGGTAGCGCGACCCGGGGCGTTCGCCGCGGTTGGGCCGCTGGGCCGTGGTCCCGACCGAACCGGCGATACCGGCCATGGTCACCCTCCTTCGAGGCTCAGGTGAGCCAGTGCGGTGACCGGATCGGCGTCGGCCACCGCACCGACATCATGATCACGGGACCAGGTTGGTGAACTTCCCGGCCCAGCGATCGGCCTCGAACTTGAGCGACTTCTCGCCCACGATGATGCCCTTCATCGAGTCGCCGGTGTCACCCAGCATCTTGAACTGGAAGGGCCGCAGGGTGAGGACGGTCGCCTGGTCCCGGTTGAACAGGAAGGCGTGGACCGACCGCACCCAGCGGTGCAGCACGAAGTCGACACGGCTGAAGTCGCTGTCGAAGTACTCGACGGTCTGGCCACGGCCGACGTCCATGCGACCCAGGCGGATCGAGGTTGCCTGCATGGCCGACACCTTGCGCTTCTGCGCCGAGCCCAACAGCATGCGGTTGGGATCGCCACCCGCGTTGTAGATGAGCTCGAGCATGTCGAGGATCGCATCCGAGCCGTTGTTGGCGGTCTCCGTCGCGAAGTCGGTGGAGGTGCTGTTGACGTTGACGGTGATGAAGTGGTTGAGCCCACCCATCGTCCGCCACTCGTTGCCCGTGTCGTCGAAGCGGACCCCGTAGATGAGCGCCTGCTCCAGCTTGATGCGCTCCTCCTTGTCGCGCAGCGACAGCTGGTAGTCGAACTCCGTGGTGGCCACGCCGTACTTGGCGATCGCCTGCTCGGTGCCCGAGACGGCGACGGACGTGGGCCCGAAGATCTGGGTCAGGTTGAACCGCCCGGTCCGGTCCTGGCTGCGGTTCAGCTGGGGATCCGAGCCCTCGGGAAGCACCCCGCCCAGGTTGATGATGTCGGTCGAGATCGCCTGGATGGCGGCGGTCGTACCGGCATAGGCGCGGGTGACCAGCAGGGTGTCGGCGGTGGAGCCGTAGCCGGTGATGCGGGCCTGCTCGCCGGTGTTGAGGAGCACCACCTCACCGGTCGAGAAGCGCAGGCGGGTACCGGTGGCGACGGTGATGACCAGATCGCCCGCAGTGGCCTGGGCGCCGAGGATGGAGCGGGGCGTCAGGATCTCGTCGTCCTGCCACTCCTTCTTCTTCTGGTTCATCGTGTCGGTGGCCAGGACGGTGTTGCCGTCCGAGCCCATGCCGGCCTGGAGGGGAACTTCGGTCGGGGACAGCAGGCGGATCGCCGGGTCGATGTCGACGATGGTGCCCTGCGTCAGGTCGTAGGTGGAGATCAGCCCGGTGGGCATAGCTCGGGTCCTCTCAGAGTCAGGTGGTCACTACGACGCGGTCACGCGGGGTGAGGCCCTGGACCTGCTCCCGCATGATGCGCTCGTAGCGGGTGGGGCTGTCGCTGTACTCCTTCAACCCGACACAACGGCCGTCCACGCGCAGTGGCGTGCCGTCGTCCCACCGCTTGATCCCCTTCTCCCAGTTGTTCATCGACCGGGCTGGCGCAACGTTGTTGCGGCGCGTCGGCATGGCGGACGGGCTGACCTGGATGGTCTGGATCCGACAGCCGTAGCAGTCGTCCCCGTGCGAGCCGTCGTGCCGGCGTTCCATGCTGCGTTCAGCTGTCCCTGGGGGTCATCTGGGCCTGGCCGTAGTCGGCGGGGCCCCCGGTGGCCCGAGTGTCCCGTCGGTCGATGATGACCCGCTCGTCGCCCGCATGGCCGGCGTTGGCGATCGCGTTGTAGAACGTCGCGTTCGCCTTGCCGGTCTGGGCGCCGGCCAGACGTGCCTTGGTGGCCGTCTCGATGGCGTCCTCGTAGGGGTCGACGGGCGGGGGCGGGGGGGCGACGTCGCGCACGGGGCCGCGGGCAAGGGCTTCCTGCTCGCTGAACCGCTGGCGGTCCTCTTCGGACACGGACGTCGTCACCGTGGTCTGCTCCTGGGAGGGAGGGGGGGTGGTGGTGGGTGCCTGGACGAGGTTGAACGGCGCAGCAGCCGCCTGGATGGCTGCCTTGGTGAGCTCGCCGCTGTAGCCGGCCACGAAGATCTGGGCCGTGGGGTCATCGACGTCGATGCCGGCCAGCGCAAATGCCGCACGGCGTTCCGCGGCCTGGGCGCGTGCTTCGGCGTCCTCGGTGCGACCCGAGCGCTCCTGGAGAGCGTCGATGTCGGACCGCTTCATCGGGACCTCGTAGTCGCCTTCGTGTTCGTAGGCACTCATCGGGTTGTCCTTTCGGCATGGGGAGGCGATTGTCGGTTCGCCCCGAACCCTTCACCGTTGACTCTGAGTCGAGGATGGCCACGGTCGAACGACCATCCCGGGACCGGCCACGTAGGTAGCTCCAGTCGAAGGGGAGAATAGCGCGAGAGGGATGGAAGGTGGGTTATCAGGCCGGGGGAGGACCGGCGGGGGCGTCGGCGGAGTCATCGGCGGGAAGGTCGGCGCGGACGGTGGGGATCTCCTCGGGGGGGACCCGGGCGGGCACGGGGGTGCCGGGCACGATGCCCTTGGAGTCGATGTCCTGGGTGGACCAGGTGCCGGAGTCGACAACGACTCCCTTGGACGCCCAGTAGAGCCGGGAGATGTCGACCTGGTACGGGTCGAACAGCCAACGGCGGGTCGAGAAGTTCACGACCTCCCAGGCGGCTCCGTCACGGGGGTCCCAAGCATGGCTGACTGCGGGCATGTCTTCCTCCTCGGAGGGTTCGTCTTCGATCGTGCGGTTGATCCAGTAGGCGACACGGGCGCGGAAGGCGTCGCGCTTGGCCAGGGTCTCGAACCCGGTCGATATGTCGATCTTGCGACCAGGCGGGGTGGCCCACTCCAGGTGCTGGCAGGACATGGCGGCGTTGCGCGAGGAGCCGGGGGCCTCGAGCAGGGCGGCCGTGATGCGCGCCGTGGTCTCGAGGCGGTGCGCCGGCATGGCGAACATGCCGGTGTGCTCGACCTCGACCCCACCGACCGTGGAGTTGCCGGTGAGGCCGCGCCAGTTGCCGACCCCGGCATGGTTGGCCCGGCCCGCCGCGATGATGTAAGCCTTGTCGTTGCCCACACCGGCCTCGCGGGACTGGCCGACCTGGCTGAGCGGGCCCGGGACGCCCGTGCGGCCGAAGATCAGAACCTCGAGCGAGGGGATGGCGCCGACGGGAGAGCCCACGGTGTCGTGGTCGACGGCGCCGAATGGCTCGTAGAAGACCGAGCCGCGCGTCTCCCAGCCGCCGACCAGCACGACGGGGACGCCCTTGAGCCGGATGCGGCGCGGGAGGTCGGTGTCATACATCGTCGCCCCCCGCCCCTGCAGCGCCTGCCTCCGCCGCTGCCACCGCGGCCGACCACTCCACCAGGTCCTGGCGCCGCCGCTCGGTCTTCACCTCGGAGTGAAAGACGTCGGCGAACATGACGAGCGTCGCCACGTCCTCGTCGGCGACCGGGTTGTCGGTGAAGTCGAGCTCGCAGCCGTCGAGCTCATCGTCAGGGATGTTGGGCATGGGCACCTCCTACCGCCTGCCGGTACCGAAGCCTCGCACACCACCCTGGCCGACGTTGGGACCGCCGCCGCCGGACATGGCCGAGATGCGCTCCTGCCGGCGGCGCTTCACCTTCTGCGCACCGGTCTCCTCGCCGGTCGCGGTGACCGAGGTGCCCTGCACGCCGCCGGTGTCGCCCGGGATCCGCACGGGGCCGGAGGGGATGTCGACGCCGGTGGACGGGTTGGGCAGGTTGCGGGGCCCCTGGCGGTCGTCGGTCTGGCCGGTAGGGGAGGGCCCGCGCGTGGGGGTCTGGATCCCGTACACCAGGTTGAAGCCCTCGCGCTCGGCGACCAGGTCGTTGGTCTCCGAGATCGTCTCGGTGAACAGGGGCTCGAGGTCGTTGAGCTCCTGGGACCCACGCCGCGCCTCCTCGATGCCGATGCCCATGTCGGCGGCCCGCTTGGCCGTGGCGAAGTCGGGATTGAAGCCGAACTGGCGGACCGTGCCGGCGAAGTTGGCGGTGTTGACCATGTTGATGAGCTCGGGGGCGGCACGCTCGGGATCGAGGAAGAAGGCGGCCAGGGCCGCGTCACCGTTCGCCCCGAAGTACTCGGCGAAGGTGTTGCGGATCTCGACGGGGGCCCGGGAGATGGCCGTGTACATGTCGTTGACGCGCGTGCCGAGCTCGACGATCGAGATGTTGTTGCCGAGGAGCGAGGCGAAGTCGTCGGGGTTGTTGTAGAAGTTCCGCGGCATCCCAGCCGCCCGCATCAGGGCGCTGGCCTGCTCCTCGTACTGGATCACCTCCTCGGGGGAGATGGCGGGGAGCCCGGCGTCGCGCCGCATGTCGATGGCCTTGAAGCGCGTCTTGAACTGGCTGGTCTCCCGCAGCTTGTTCATGATCTCGGCCTGCGACTCGCCGGCCAGGATCCGCTGCCACGCCCACTCGGTCAGGTCGCCGAGGTCGTAGCGGTCCAGCACGGTCTGGAGCTCACCGAGGGCCGAGCCGTTGCGGGACTCGACCAGCTTGGTGACGAACTCGGCAGCACGGTCGGTGGCGGCCTTGGTCTCAGCGTCCCAGATCCCGGTGGCCGAGACGCCGGCCGCCTGCTGCCACAGCTTGAGCGAGGCGGTCACCTCGGGCGACCAGAAGCCGTCGATCGGGCCCTGGTACTTGACGCCGGGCGCCCGGGCCAGCCAGCGCTGAATGTTACGGATTTGCTCGGGGGTGGGGATCCAGCCCTGGAGGGACGAGATGGTCCGCTCGACCGTGGACTGGGTGGCCGGGTCCCACTCGCCGGTGATGTCGAGGCCGGAATACGCCTGGTAGCGGCGTACGGCCTCAGCGGTGGCGGCGTCCCAGACGCCGGGCGTGAGGGTCGCGGCGCCGAAGCCGATCTCGGCCAGCCAAATCTGGATGTTACGGATCTGGTTGTGGGTGAGAGCGGTAGAGAGAGCCATTCAGATCACCCGAAGTTCCCGAACTTGGCGGCGCCGAAGGACTGGGCGATGGCCCCGGCCATCTCGTTGGCGGACTGGCGGGCGTTGCGGGTCCCCTGGAACTCGGGCTGCATGCGGGCGTGGGTGGCGGCCTCGGAGATCGACATGGGCCGGACCTGGCCGCCGGCCTTGGGGTCGGGGAAGCCGATCACCCGCATCCACTTCGGGTCCGACTGGAAGTCGATCGAGTCGGGGGACACCTCGAGGACCTGGGCGATCATCTGCTGGTGGGACCGGAAGTAATCGGCGGGGACCACGCCCTCGCGGATCTGCTCGGCCAGGTGGGGGAAGCGCTCGGCGGACAGCTGGGTGATCATGGCGGTCACGCCCTCGAGGGTCTGACGGCCGGAGAGGACGTCACGGGCCCAGTTGAACGCCGTCTCCTCGGAGAAGGGGACGAAGTAGCGGTCGGCCAGCTGGCGGATCTGGGTCATGAGGTTGCCGGCCTGGCCCTGCAGGGCGCCCGGCTGGTACTGCATCTCGGCCGCCACGGCCAGGCGGACCTGGGACTCGTTCCAGCCCAGGCGCAGGGCGTCGCGGGCCAGCTGCCAGGAGCGCGCCGTGGAGATGCTGGCCCCCATCTGGCCGGCCATGTTGGTGACGTCGAGGACCTTGGCGCCGAGGAGGCGGTTGATCTGGGCGGGGTCGGAGCGCTCCAGGGCGTCGAAGGCGCGAGCGGTGTCAGTGGTGTTCCGCCACCAGGTCGTGTTCTGGAGCTCGGCCTGCAGGCGCTCGGGCGTCCAGCCCTCCTGGGCGGCACGCAGGATGATGGGCCCGATCTCGGGGTGGTCGACGTACCAGCCGAGGTAGCCGTACATCTGCTTGGCGGCCGTGCGGAAGTCGATGTTGCCGAGGTTGGGGCCCTCGGGGCCCTCCTGGCCGGGCATGCCGGCGTAGAAACTCATGCCGCTGATCCCCCCCTGGCCCTGGGCACGGCCGTTGATGAGCTCAGCGTGCCAGGGCTCGCCCCGGACCGGAAAGTGGATGCCGAAGCGGGCGGCGTTGGCGAGCAGCCAGCGGTGGGCGGCCGAGCCGGACCGGATGGCGCTCCCGGTGCGGGTGTCGGTGAGGTCCATGGCCATGCCGAAACCGTGCTGGGAGCGGCCCGGCGGGGCGACCGTGGCGCCGCGGCGGCCACCCTTGATCCAGGCGTTGTACATGGACGCCTGCTGGGCGTAGGAGCGGTAGCCCGAGCCGTAGCCGATGAGGCCCCCGGAGGCTGCGACCAGGCTGCCGATGGCGCTGGAGAATTGGGCCTGCAGACCCGAGTACCACGCCACACGGTCACCTCGGGACGTTCCGGCCCGGCGGGGGGCCGATGCGCGAGCGTGGGCGGGCAGGGGCCGGCGGGGGCATGGCCGGCATGGGGACCGAGGAGGGAGCGGACGGGCCGGGGTAGCGGGGGGCGGCCGGGTTCGGCGGGGTGGCGCTGACGTCGGCAGGAAGTTGGCCCGCCCCTCCGCCAGCAGCCGCCGCGCCGGCGGAGGCGCCGCCGCCACCGTAGTGCTCCATGGAGCCGTACTGCCCGCTGCCGCCGCCCATCATCTCCATGGCCGAGGAACCCATGCCCAGGCCACCGCCAGTGCGGGTCCCGCCCACCAGCACGGTCATCAGGGCGTCCATGGCGTTGATGACGGGCTGGGCCGGGTCGATGGGCGCCTGGCCGTACTGGGCGAGAAAGTCCATGCCGGCCAGCGACTGGCCGCCGGCATAGGTACCGTTGGGGGCGGCACCGCCGGTGGGGACGACCTGGCCCGACGCGTTCATCTGGGCGACGGCGGCCTGAGCCTGGCCGAGGTGGTTGCGGTACTTGCCGGACGTGAACACCGTCCAGGGCCGGAAGTTCCGCCCGCCGCCCGAGATCTCGAAGGCCGCCGCCGCATTGAAGGCCGGGTCGGCGAGGCGGGTGGCGTCGCGGGTCTGACCGGTGCCGCTCTGGGCGTTGAGGCTGCGGATCTGGGCGAGGCCGATGCTGGGGCCCCAGGTGCGGTTGGTGATGGACGTGTCGCCACGGGCCCCGGGGTTGAGCCCGGACTCGCCGACGGCCACGGCCACCATGGTGATGAGCGCCTGGCCGCGGAAGCCGGCCTGGTAGAAGTAGCGGGCAGCCTCGATCGGATCCATCAGCCACCACCTGGGTTGGGGAGTCGGCGCGGGTTGAAGATCAGGTCCTCGGCCGCCGTGGCCTGGCCGGAGACCTGGTTGGCGGCGTACTCGGTGGGGGCCGCCTGGATGGCGTACTCGTACGCCTGCGCCTCGGGGGAGACCTGGGTGAAGTCGGCGGCCCCGACGTCGCCGGTGCCGTAGTTGCCGGTGCGGACGTCCTCGATGACCTGGTCGAGATCGTCGAGGTTCGGCATGCCGGCGGCATCGACGGAGACCTCGACCCCGCCGGCCGCCTGGCGCTGCAGGGAGTGGAGCAGGGAGACGAACACACGCTGCTCCTCGGTCGAGGCCCGGCGGCCCAGGATGGCGCGCGAGGTCTCGTCGAGGGTGAGGCGGAGCGCTGCGGGGTCGGACAGGTCGACGTTGCGGCCGCCGAGCACACGCGTCCCCGAGCCGTTCGGGCCCGTGACCCCTTCGGCACGGACACCGGCGCCGGCCTCGCTCGCCATGCGGATCACGTCCCAGTAGCCGATATCGGCCCCGGCGCCGTAGTAACGGGCGGCGCGCTCGAGGGCCTGGGCGTAGGCGGCGAAGGAGTCTTCCCCGTGCTCCCCCCAGGCGATGTCGGTGATGCCCCGGTCGCCGTAGAAGCCCCCGGCGAACAGGTGCTTCTGGAGCTCGAGGAGGTCCTGCTCGGGGAGGCGGTAGAAGGCCTTGAGGAGGTCGCCCAGCTTCTGGGGCGGATGGTGGGTGGAGGTGGCGGCGGACTCCTCCCGGGTGATCTCGGCCTCGACCCGGGCCCGCTCCTCATTCGTCAGCGGGCCGCGGAGCTCGTTCGCCCGGCGGCGCTCGATGCGCGACGCCATCGTGTCGGCCGAGGGGTGGGCGACCTGGGCGGCCCCGCCGACGTTGAAGCCGGAGATGTCGCTGGCGAACGGGTCGGCGCCCTGGGCGGCACCGGACGCGATGGCGGCCGCCGTCTCCTCGTCGATGTCGCCGTTCGCGATGAGCTCGTCGAGCATGGCGGAGATCGGATCCGTGCCCCCGGTGGGCTGGGTGGGAGCCCCCGACGGCGGCGGAGCGGAAGTCGGGGAGGTGGGGGGGTACGGAGGAGTCTGGGCCATGTCGGTCCTAGGCAGCCTGGGGGCGTGGGGACAGTGTGCCGCGGGCGGTGTCGGGGTCGAGCGGATCCTGTTCCAGCTTGCGGTAGTAGAGATCGGCGAAGGCCGGGTTCTCCTCGACCAGCTTCGAGCGCATCGAATCCCACAGCATGGCGATGTCAGCATTGCCGACGGCGGTCAGGTCCTGGGATTCGCGGGTGGACAGGATGGCCAGGATGCCCTCGCGCTGGCGCAGGTAGGTGGCCAGGCCCGAGATGTCGGGCCGGTTGGCGAGGTCGGGGCTCTCGACCATGGCGTAGGCGCCCTCCATCTTGCGCTTCCAGGCCCCGCGATCGGTGACCGAGAACTCCTGGAACCAGAGGGGGTAGCGCTTGGCCAACGACATGACCAGGGCATCCTTCAGCGTGCGGAGGTTCTCCGCCCCCGCGACCCGCATGTTGGGCAGGTTCATCTGCACGCGTGCCGCCTCGATCAGGTCCATGTAGCGCGAGTACTTCTGCCAGCCGAGGCGGACTTCGGGCTCGGTGACGATCTCCTCCAGGGAGAGGCGCTTGCGCTCGCCGGATGCGAGTTGGCGGTCGTACATGGCGCGGGAGAACTGGGCCGCCTCCCCGCCGGCCTCGGTACCGACGATGACCCCGCCCCAGTCGGAGCCGTAGCGGGTGATGAGGTCGCCGAACTGCTCCTGGGCCTCATAGCCCTCGATGGTGGGGGGTACGCCGTTGACGGTCTGGGTGGCGGCCTGGGTGACGTAGAAGTACTCCTGGCCGAACAGCTGGATGAACACGTTGTCGGCGGTCTCGGCCGTGAAGTTCTCCGAGGAGCCGGGGATGAGGTCCTCGTCGGCGCCCTTGATGGTGGACGCGATCTCCTTGGCCCGGGTGAAGTCGCGGGCGCGCAGAGCGCGGTACACGTCGATGTAGGGCTGATAGGGCGACTCGAACAGCGGCGCCACGGGGGCAACCATGCCGGCGAAGATGCGCAACGACATGAAGTTATTGGCGTCCCGCTCGACCTGGTCCATGAACGCCTGGCGCTGCACCGGGTCGGTCAGGTCCATCATCGGGCGCTGGCCGGTCTCCATCTCGGTGAGGTAGGTCTTGGCGATCTGCGCCCGGGCGTTCATGGCCGCAGCTGACTCCTCGCCCTGGGCGGTGGCCCAGGCGCGCTTGACCTGCGGGGGGAGGAACGTCTCGACGAGGCCCTCGGTCGGCCCGAACGGGATGATGAACTTCACGCTGTCCTCGAGGGTCGGGTTCCGTCGGACCATCTCCGAGGCGGCGTACTGGGCGAAGGGGCCGAAGCCCGGCGTGCCCTGGGCGACGAGGTTGAAGCCGTCGCGGTCGAACTTCACGTTGCCCTGGGCGTCGAGGGCCGTGTCAAACATGGTGCCGATGAGCGCCCGGGCGAAGCCGGGGATGCGGAAGTTGAGGAACGTCTGGCCCTGGTCGTCGGTGGTGGTCCAGCCGGCGCGCTCGGGGGCGTTGAAGACGTCCATGGCCCGGGGCACGATCCACGGCTTCTCCGCAGCCAGACCGGCCCAGCGGGTGAGGACCTCCTGCCAGGCCGGGTAGAACGGCATGAGGAGGCGGGTCATGTCGGCGAAGCGAGACCGCTCGGCCATGTCGTAGAGGAGGTCACGCGTCTCGCCCAGGGCGAAGGCCCGGGCGCTGTTCTCCATGGCCTTGAGCTCGTTGGCCTGGATGAGCATGGGGCGCTGGGTGCCCAGCATGCGTCGCATCTCCGCCTGGTAGTACATGACGAAGGTGGGGGAGCGAGAGAGCTCGTCGGTGGCCATGGTGCCCATGACGCGGTAGGCGTGCTGGACGAAGGTGTTGAGGCCGCGGGCGATCGGGCCCCGGCCCATGACCTGATCGAACTCGGCGCCGTGGATGAGGGGGCGCTGCGTCTCGGGGATGAGATCGAGGATCCGGTTCCACTCCTGGGCGGAGGTGGTCTCGCCGACCCGCTGGAGCTCACGCAGGACCTCGGGGTTCGAGCCGCCCGTGTAGGCGTGGAACTGGGAGAAGGCGCTGTCCGCCCAGGCCTTCTTGTCCCAGCGGTACGGGATGCGCGAGGCGTAGGTGCGCCCGGCCGGGGAGCGCTCCAGCCACTGGGCGACCTCGGCGGGCGTCTTGCCGGCCACGAACAGGCGCGCCATCTCGTCCTGAACGAAGTGGCGGCCCATGATCCCCTGCCACTCCTGGCGGTACAGCTGGTTGTTCTTCGACGTCCCGGCACCGATGTCCCAGCCGTAGGTGCGCCAGGAGTCGGGGTTGCGGCGCAGGCCCCGCATGATGGCGGTGCGATGGGCGTCAAAGAGCTCCTCGGTGTCACGGGAGGCCGAGACCAGGTCGCGGTAGATCTCCTCCTTGGCGCCCGGCTGGCCGTAGGGCGGGTCGATCGCCCAGGGGCCGACACGGAAGTTCTCGACCCCGGCGTTCTCCAGCTTGGACAGGTTGCGCAGGATGCGGCTGGCCACGGCCGAGGCGGCGCCGGCACCACCGCCGACGATCGCACCGCCCAGCGCCCCGGCGACCCCTTCGGACATCGCCGTCATCGGGCCCCCGGTGATCAGCCCGGCGAAGGCACGGCCGGAGCCGCCGATGCCAGCGCCGATCGTGGCCCCGGTCAGCGAGCGCCGCCACATGTTGGGCTTGCCGAACTCGCCGAGGTAGCTGTTCAGCTTCGGGTAGCTGGCACGCATGGCCGCCATGTAGTTGTGGAGGTCCTGGCGTCGGCCCAGGAAGCTGGCCATGGCCCCGAAGTTGGCCAGCTGGCGCAGCTGCTCGTCCATGAGGACGACGCGCACCGTCCAGGCCGGGCGGAGCAGGACGCTGGGCTTCCACACGTGCATGAGCGAGTCGGCGAAGATGCCGCCCCACTCGACGGCGGTGTGGGCGGGACGGGCGCCGCGGGCGATGGCACGCTGCCAGTCCGATCCGTAGTTCGCCTTGGCGTAGCGCTCGAAGTCGCGCCGCATGCGGCGGAAGTCGGGGACCGGGACGGCATTGTCGAGTTGGGTCACGTACAGGGGCTGCTCGACGATGCCCTCCTCGGTCTTCATGCGGACCAGCGCACGGTTCTCGGCGTCGTACTTGGCCGAGCGGAGGAGCGAGGAGGTGCGGTTGGTGGACACGCGGGCGTTCTCCAGGACCACAGCCACGTCCTCGGTCGACATGCCGTAGGTCTTGGCGAGCCGGCGCACCTGCTGGTCGATCTCCCCCTGGAAGAAGCCGGCCCGGTTCTCGCTGGGCAGCGCCATGAACCGGCCGCGCGTGCGGTAGATGGTCTGGTCGTCCACCCCGGCCTCGCGCAGCACGCGGGCGAGTTGGGCGTCGGCACCGCTGTCGGCGATATCGACGATGTGGCGGGGCCGCATATCGGTGAACACGCGCACCGCATTCCCGGCCCAGGACCCCTGCCAGAGGTTGGAGCCGTGGATGGCGGCACGGGTCGGGCGGAGATGGGGGACCTGGTCGAGCGTGTTGTAGCCGGCGATCATGCGCATGTTGCGGTCGCGCTGGGCCACCACCTCGTCGATCTCCTCGCCGATGCGCTCCAGGCGTGCCCCATGGTTGGCAAGGTCGAAGTCGACGTCGGTGCCCGGAGGGGTGCGGCCGTAGTCAGCGAGTTGGTGGGGCTCGCCACTGCCGACCGACTGGGAGGCGAGGTCGCGGGAGGGGACCATGTCGTCGGTCGTGAGCGGCGTGCGGGTGGGGGCGACAGCCTGGGACATCTGCCCGCCGGTGGCGTAGTCGAGCATGGTCTGGTACTCGCCGGAAGGGGCCAGGCCCTCCGCCCCGGTGCCCTCGAGTTGGAACACGGGATGGCTGAAGATCCCGGCCTCCTCGGTACCGAGGTCCTCGAGCCGCTGGCCCAGGGCGTAGTTGGACTCGCGGATCTTGGCCAGCTGGGTGTTGTCACCCATGAACAGGCGCAGGAGGTGCTCGCGCTCGAGCGGGGACGTGGCCTCGGCGAGGAAGTGGGAGATGATGTCGCCACGGTGGTGGGTGGGGAACATGACGTCGCGCAGCCAGCCGGCCCGCTCGTCGACCGGGATGTCGTCGAGGGTCTGGTTGAGGCGCGTCCAGTCGCGGGTCTGGAAGCGACCGCCGAGGAGGTTGCGGCGCTGAGCGAGGTTGAAGTACTCGTCGAGGTCGGTGCGCAGAGCGGCGGCGGAGGCGTCGGCGTAGGCACCGGTCATGGCGCCGGTGGACAGGCGGGTGGCCCGGACCTCCTTGCTGGCCGCGATGTTGCGCATGGCGCTGGCACGGGTGAGGTCGCCGGCACGGTCGTAGGTGTCGGCCATGGCCAGCATGCGGCGCGCCTCGGCAGAGGTGGTAGCGGCCTCGAGTCCGGTGGTGAGGCGGGGGACGTCGCCGGGCCCGGCGATGCGCTGGGTGCCGACGAGCACGCGCATCGGCTCGGGCAGGTCGACCCAGGTGTTGCGCAGGATGTTGTTGAGCCGGTCGATGCGCCCGCCCGGGCGGACACGGCCGAGGTCGGTGGCACGCCGGGCGATCTGGGGCGGCTCCCACAGGGCGAACTCGCCGAGCCGGCCGGTGACCCGTGCCGCCGAGCCTCCCTCCTCCAGGGCACGCAGGCCGCGGTAGGTGCGGATGGCGCTGGGGCCCTTGGCCAGCAGGACGTCCACGTCCAAGAAGAAGCGGAACAGGGCGTCGACCGTGCCCGAGGAGTAGCGGAACCAGCTGGTGCCGACGTAGTTGTTGACCTCCTCGGGGTCCAGGATGTCCTTGGTCCCGAAGGCCAGGGAGAAGGACTGCCCGACCGAGGTGTCCTGGGCGAGGCGGTGGGCGTCGCGCCAGGTGGAGGGATCCAGGAAGCCGAGGAATCCGGTCGACCCGCCCTGCTGGCCATAGGTGGGCGAGTCGGTGAGCGAGCCGGCGATCATGGCGGTCGAGATGGGCTCCCGGATGAATTCCCGGCCCACGATCTCGGCACCTTCGATCACGTCCCCGGCGAAGGATTTGACCGTGCCGGTGACCGCCCCGACACCCTCATTGATCGCACCGGACCCGGGGTATTTGACGCTGGCGAACATGTCCCCGGCGTCACTGACCGCCCCGCCGATGGCGTCCATCCCGGCACCGATCCCACCGAACACGGTGTCGAGCAGGCCGCCGCTCCCACCGTCCTCAGAGTCACGGCCCGTGTCGGCGGGGGCCGGCTCGGTGCGGCGCTTGTTGGTGACCATGGCGGCGATGGTGGAGGCCATGGCCGCGTTCTCGCGGGCGGTCGTGGGGGCGCCAGCGAAGTCGATGACCCCCATGTCGGCGTAGTTCGTGCCACCGAAGGCCTGGGAGGCTTCGATGACACGGTCGAGGAAGGCCATCTAGGTCGCCTGCGGAGGGGTGCGGCGGGCGTTGGCGACCTCGGGGGGAACCGAGGCGCGCAGCCGGCGGTAGAACTGGCGGAAGGCACGCGAGGAGTTGGGGGAGGAGGCCATGAGCTCGAAGGCGGGGAGGTAGCGCGCCCAGAGGTAGGCATCGGGATCAGGGGCGGGCTGGACGACACGCGGGACAGCGGAACGGCCGGGGCCCGCCCCGATGTCGATGCCGGCGGTGACAGGCTCGGCAGGGCGGGTGGAGGGCTGGGTGAGGCCGGGGACCCCGGGCTGGTACGCCTGGGACATGGCCAGCAGGTCGGCGGGGGCACCAGCAGGGGCGCCGGGACCAGCGCCGGGGCCAGCACCCTGTCCGGCCGCGGCGGCCATCTCCGAGGAGGTGCGCGGGATGAGCGCCTGGGCGTCGCGCAGCGCCTTGCCCTCGCCGTAGTCGAGGCCACCGGGGATCTGCGGAGCGCCGCCGGTGGCGGGGAGGTCCGAGCGGTTGGTGCGCCCGTTCGGGTCAGCGCGGCGGGGCATCTACTTCACCTGCTTGGGGAGCGGCATCTGCGGGGCGAGGAAGTCGCTGATCCCGTCGACCGCGAACTCGATCTGCTGGCGGGAGGCATTGTCGAGGACCGCCCAGGCCGCAGCGCCCATGATGCCGGGGAGCTCGTTGCACCACAGGCTGTGCAGCGTGTCGAGGTGGCAGTGCAGGAGCTCATGGACGAGCGTGTGGCGCTGGGTCTCGGGGTCGAGCTCGGCGAAGTGGATCTCGAGGGTGACCGAGGCGCGGCGCCGACCGAAGACGCAGTCGACGCAGGCGATGACCTGGCTGTCGGCGGGCAGGGGGAAGCGGTTGAGCGTGAAGGTCCAGTCGCGCAGGCCCAGCTTGTCGCCCACCCAGCGGATGTAGCGGAGGTACTCCTGGAACTGGGCCTCGGGCATCGCCGGCCAGGCCGCCTTGACCAGCTGCGCCGGGCGCTTCTTCTGCCGCTTCTTCTGGTTCTTCTTGGCCATCACACACCGCCTCCGCCGCCGGACAGGGCGGCGAGGAGCTCCTCGATGCCCGGGCCACCGGGGGCACCGCCACCACCGGGCGGCATGGGCGCCTGACCGCCGGCCATCGGGTTGTTGATCCCCGGCATGGACTCGGGCGGGGCGATGGGGCCACCGGGGCCAGCACCGGGGCCGAGCTCGCCCATGGGGGCGCCGCCGCCGGGAGCGGGGCCGAGAGGGATGGGGGCGGGTGGGGCGACGGGAGCGGGGGCGTTGGCCTGGCGCTCCTGGGCCTCCTCCTGCACCTTGACCAGCGCCTTGGGTGGGGTCATGCCGTCTTCGATCAGCTGCTCCCAGCGGACCAGATCGGTGAGCGCCATGTTGCCCTCCTCGACCTGCTTGAGCGTGGCCATATTCACCATGTCGCGCACACGGTCGAGGGTGACGCCCTGCTCCTCGCCCGGCCCGTCCTCGATGAGGGGATGGCGGGCCCGGGCGGTAGCACGCGACATGAGCCCGGCGGCGTTCAGGTTCGTGATCGTGACGGCGGCCTGGGTGGCGTCCATGCCCGGGATCGGATAGGTGACGACATTGCGGGCACCGGGCTCCCAGATGTCTGCAGGGGTGTAGGTGATGTGCTCGGCGTCGGAGCCCTGACCCGAGAAGACGACGTACTTGTTGGTCGGCCAGTAGCCCCGCTCGCTCTCGGCCACGACGTCGTTCATGACCGACAGCGCATAGGACATGATCTTGTGGCCCTCCTTGATGCGCGGGTCGATCGACACGCCGGCCAGGGCATCGACGGTCTGACCCGAGCGGAGGCTGCCCGACAGTTCGCCCTGCAGGAGGGAGGGGTTGCCGACCGCCAGGCGCGACACCCGCTCCAGCTGGGCCTGGAGTTGGGCGGTGGCCGGAGACTGGGCGGTGGCGAACTCCATGATGTTCTGGACGTTCTCGAGCAGGTTGATCTGGCCGTCACGGCCGTCCGACACGCGGCCCCCCACGATGCTGGGGATCTTGTCGGGGGCGCCGAGGGCGAAACGCACCGGCATGACGGTCTGCTCGGCCGCCATGAAGTCGAGGGCGGCCAGCTTGTTCATGAGGTCGGTGATGGGGACGATCTTGGTCAGGGCGGCGACCATGCGGTCGAGGCTGGCCTGGGCCGGGCAGACCACCGGGCAGACGCCGGCGCGGTTGTCCCAACGGCGCAGCAGCATGACGTGGTCGAGGGGGGTGTCGCCGTGCGTGGAGCGGTTGTTGAGCACCAGCTGCCCGGGAGCCGAGTACACGGGGCCGCGGGGCTGGCGCCGGCCGAGGAGGCCGATCATCGTGCAGTGGTCGTCCATCCACTCCAACACGTCCCAGAGGTCGTCGGTCTCCGGGTCGGTGTTGGCCTCGATGTGCTCGCGCGCCTCGGGGAACTTGCGTATCAGCCAGCCCGGCGTGCGGCCGTAGATGAAGCCGCAGTTGTTGGGGCTGCGGATCTCGTCGTTGTCCAGGGCCTCCGGATAGCTGACCAGCGGGTCGCGGTTGAGGATGCGGACCCGCTGCTCCTCGAAGTCGGGCAGGGCGACGAGGGTGAAGGTGCCATAGCCGTACAGCCGGCGGTACGCCTTGGCCAGCTTGAGGTCGATCTGGCTCTCGGCCCAGTTGGCCCGCCACGCCTTGCGGCGCAGGTTGGCCTTGTCCTTAGCGGACTGGACAGTGGACCGCATCGGGGGCGCAGCGATCATGGGGTCGGTGTCATTGGAGCGGGTCGCCGCCGAGTCGATCGACTCGATGATGACCGCAGCCGACAGGGCCGGGAAGGTGGGCTCGCCGGGCATGTCGGGCACCGGGACCACGAAGTCGCCGTTGTACCGGTCGGCGATGTCGATGAGCTCGCGCTTGAGAGGCGTGTCGGCCAACCGGCGATGCTGGGTGATCGACACGGCCTCGTCAAAGTCGGCCACGTAGGGAGCTAGGTACTCAACGACCACCGGTCACCTCGTCACTTGCGCCGTGGGGCCCGTTTCTTCCCCTGCCCGCGGTAGCCATGGGCGTGGGCCGCCCGGCCCTGGCGCTCGGCCTGGGCCCTGGTCGGGTAGACCCGGCCGTGGCGGCCCCACTGGTAGCCGCCATTGACACGGCGGACGGGCATGGGAAGGTCAGGTCGAGCGGGCGGTAGAGGCGGAGCTCGAGGTGCTGGCCTTGGCGGCCTTGGCCTCGGCCTTCTCCTCGGCCTTCTCCTCGGCGGCGACCCGCTCCTGGTACTCCTCGGTGTTGAGGAGCCGGTCGCGGTCGGCGCCCATGGTGGCGGTGGCGTTGACGTCGCGCTGGTGCTGGTTGAAGTTCAGCACGTGCACGGTCACCTCACGCGTGCCGTGCTCCTCGCAGTCGAGCGTGGCCGTGTGGCCGTCGAGGGCGACAGTGCTGACATCGCAGCCCTCGCCCGGGCAGGCGATGAGGACCGTGGCGCCGCCGTCGTCGTCGGAGCGGACGTAGGGCTTGAGACCCTCCTTCACCTCCAGGGCGGCGCGGTGGGTCGCGTCGGTGACCTGGGAGGGGTCGAGGTCCTCGCTGCGGGGGTCGGTCTTGGACTTCGTGGTGACGTCGGTCATCGTCATCTCCCTGAGGCGACCGTGGTGGTTGCTCGGGAGAATACAGCCCTAGTCGTCGACCGGGGTGCGACCGGTGTTGTCGGCGTTGACCGGGCGAGCGGCGTTGCCGGAGCGGCGGCGCGACAGCTGGGCGGGCCGGGCCGCCATCGAGGGGGTCGGGGAGACCGATCCGGGGTCCTTGGTCTGGCCACCGGACTCGGGGCGCGTGGTGTCGGGCATGCCCGAGGGCGGGTCGATGCCCTTGGTGTTGCTGCCCGAGTTGATGACCCGGTTCTTGGCGTCATAGCCGACGGGGCCGCGGAGGGGATCGTGGACGGGCATCAGAACTCCCCTGTCTCTTGGACCTTGGGCGCCCCGAGGTCGTGGACATCGGCCTTGGTGGTGCCGTTGGCGAGATCCACCCCGGCGGGGGTGTAGTTGCGCGAATCCGGCGCCTGGGGGAGCCCGTGCTCGGAGGTGATGTCGCCCCGCTTGTTGATCCCGCGCGTCTCCGGGTCGTAGTCGGGGATGTAGGACGGCGATGCCTGGCCCATGATCAGTACCCTCCCCTGCTGGCCCGGCGGGTCTGCCGGCGAGCGGTGCGGTTGGAGCGGCGGCCACCGCGAGCCGAGGTCGCCGAGGTCGTGCCGTTACCCCGGACCTTGGCCTTGGGCGGCTTCTTGCGTGGCATGGGCGCAGTGTACGACGGGGGATGGGAGGATGGGAGCCATGGCGTCGCAGGTCAAGCCCTACCGGACCACCGGGCCCAACATCGAGGCGCGCCGCTTCCGCAACCGGCTCAAGGGCAACGCCCCGCCCGACAACACGACGGGCTGGCACAAGAACACGGACCCGTGGGTGACCGAACGGACCGACCCGCTCACCGACATGGGCGGCTGGTTCCCGATCTGGAGCAAGGACATCGACGCCATCAAGCGGTGGTGCCGGCTGTATCGGCCCAAGCCCCACCAGTGGCGACTCGTGTACATCTCGACCCCGCCGCAGGGTGACCGGGACCAGGTGTGGTGGCGGCACGACGACAAGCACGACTCGATGGGCAAGGTGGTGGGCCAGGGGGTCACCCCGGGCAGGCATGCGCAGCTGCTCATGGGCCAGAAGAACCGCGACCGGATCTACCAGATGCTCACGGCCGGCAAGACGCTGCACGAGACGCTGGACCTGGTGGGCGTGCAGCCCGGGACGTACTACCAGTGGCGGGTGCGCTACCACGACTGGGCGACGAAGGTCGACACCGTCCGGGCCAAGCAGGGCGACGACCGTGGCGAGGAGGACAAGGACTTCTTCTCGCGCCGCCGGTACTACTTCGGCTACGAGAGCTACAGCCACCATCGCCAGGTCATCCAGGCGATCGAGGACACGCCCGAGGGCGGGATCACGCTGATCCTGCTGCCCCCGGAGGGCGGGAAGACCACGCTGCTAGAGAACTGGTGCGCCGACCAGATCGCCCAGGACCCCAACACGCGCATCCTCTATGTCAGCGAGACGGCCGAGGGGCATGCACGCAAGGTGCTGGACGAGCTCAAGGAGATGCTCACCGACCCCAACCTGGAGATCCCCGACACCCAGTACCCCAGCCACATCCCCGAGTTCATTGCGCGCTACGGGCCGTTCCGCGACCCGACCCTGGACAAGGGCAAGCCCTGGAACAACAAGTACATCAAGGTGCACGGGGCGTCGGGCCAGCGGGACTACACCTTCCAGGCGGTCGGCTGGAAGTCCAAGGTGTACGGGGCCCGGGCCGAGTGGATCATCTTCGACGACGTGCAGAGCTCCGAGTCGATCGGCAGCACGAAGCGGATCTATGCGGTGCTGCGGAGGACGTACTTCTCCCGCACGCGCAAGGGCAAGATCATCTTCATCGGCACACGTGTCGACCTGGGCGACGTCTACGAGCAGCTGGAGGAGGACGGGATCCCGAGCCAGATCGTGAAGATCCCGGCGGTGAACGACCAGGGCGAGAGCTACTGGCCGGAGCGCTGGCCACCGGAGGCGCTCGAGCAGAAGAAGAAGATGTCCAAGGACGGCTGGTGGCCGGTGTACATGATGGCCCCGCAGATGGCCAAGGCCGCCACCTTCACCCCCGGGATCGTCGAGCCGTGCTTCGACCCGACGGTGGTGCTGGGCGGGACCGGGATGCTGGGGGACTACCGCAAGGTGGCCGGGCTGGACCCGGCGTTGAGCGGCCCGGCGGCGTTGGGGGCGGCGGCGTTCAACATGACGCGGTTCGTGCTGCTGTGGATGGAGGTGCGCGAGCAGCTGGCGCGCAACGAGAACATCCTGGCCTGGCTGGCCGAGGTGGCGCGCCGGACACCGTTCACCGAGTTGGTGCTCGAGCTCTCCGCCGTGAGCAAGGGCCTGCGCGGGGACGAGCGGCTGCGGCGGATGGCGGAGGAGATCTACGGGTTCCGCATCGTCGACCACTCCACCACGCAATCGTCGAAGGAGGACATCGACTTCGGCATCGGCGAGATGGCGGGCAGCTTCCTGCGCGGGGAGATCGTGCTGCCGTACGGGGACACAGCGGCACGCGAGGCCACCAACACGCTGGTGCACGAGCTCTACCGCTGGCGGCCGGGCATGCAGGGCAAGGACCTCACCCAGGACCAGGTGATCGTGCTGTGGGTGATGTGGCGCCGGTGGCAGATGACGCGCAACCAGACCGCCCAGCCCTCCCAGCCCGAGCGGTGGAAGGTGAGCGGGGTGCCGTGGACGCCGGGGGACATGAGCGGGCTGTGGACCCCGGAGGCGCAGCGGGAGACGTACGCGCGCGGGCGGCAACGCGACACGCGGAGGTCCGTGGGGGCAGGCGCGATCCGCGGCGAGTGGTAACGCGCGCGATCGCGCGGCAATCAGCCGACGAGCGTGACGGACTGCGCCCAGACGACAGCCTGACCCCAGATGCAGGTGTCGTCGTGGTGGGCGGGGTCGGCGGGATCACGGTCGGGATCGCGGTCGACGTCGAGGCTGCAGAAGTAGCAGTGCACCTCGTCGATCATCCGCGGAATGGCGACGAGGGCCTGCACCCAGGCGAGCGGGCGCGTGGGCTGGTAGGTGGCGGGGGCCGGAGCGTTGGCGACGTCGAGCCGCTCCAGCAGGGCCAGGTGGATGTACGGGCCCAGGACGCGCTCGACCCGCACCCGCCACTGCCCGGTGTAGGTGCCGCCGACCAGATCGACGATCACCTCGTCGCCGACCTGGGCGGTGGGGTGCCCGGGGATGGGCCCGACGATGGGGACGATGCGGTCGCGCCCGCGGACACGCGTGTTGGGGAGGCCGATGCCCGGGTCGGTGGGGGGGCGGGTGGTGGTCATCCCGACGGCGCCTTTCGCTGCGAGCGTACGGACACGATGACGGACGGGTCGGGCGTGCGGCCGTGGCCCTCGATCCAGAGGATGTCCTCGACCTCGAGGGACGGCGTGCCGGAGTCGGAGTCAGCGAGGCGGATGTGCTCGCCGACGCGGGGGACCTCACGGAGAAGGGCGTCGCGCCTGTCGCCGTTGGGGTACAGGAGGATCACTTGGATCACCTCTCATTTCCGCCCTTCGGTTCGGGCCGAGGTGGCCTGTTTCCGTTCACGAGGTGCTGCTGGGCGAGCCGGTCGGCCAGGATGGCCTCCAACTCGTCGATGCGCTTCTCGGTCCGCTCGATGGCCGCCAGGTCGCCCTCGGAGGCTTCACCGCCGCCGGCCCGCTCGATCGAGACGACCTTGCGCATGAGGGCGAGCGAGATCCGGTTCTGTTCCAGGTCGGACTCCCGCGCTGCGGTCATGTCCGAGTTGACGAGCGTGTGGATCTCGTCGTTCTGGGTCCGCAGGGCGGACAGCTGCACGTCGGTGGACGTGGCCGTCTCGGCGGCGAGGCGGGCCACCTCGTCGGTGCGGGC